ACGGCGGGTGCCTAGTGGCCTCTGTCGGAAGCGACAACTCGATCTGTGAAGGCTTGTGTTGCTCATAACGCTTCCGTTGGACATGCAATCTGTCCTCCCGCCTCGGATGGCAGGAGATTGGACTTGCCCCACGCCGCACTAGTCCTGGGGCAACGGGGTGCTGCCATCCGGTGGATGGCCGGTAGGCACCGGTTAGCTAGGCAGGATGTGGTTCGACTCCACCCCCATCCACGAGGCAAGAAACCAAATGGTTCCCCCCACAGCCACCTATCGACTAGTCTCCCAACCTGAGATAACAAGCCTCGCCCACAGCCAACCAGGAGACACATATGGCCTACACCGCCCTAACCGTCCAAGTCATATCCAAAGACGGACTCGAACCAACCTACGCGGCCGCGGACTCAGGCGACGGCGACCGGTTCCGCAACAGTGGTAAAGAATTCATTCACGTCGTCAACGGTGGCGGATCGCCATGCGTCGTCACAATGGTCACCCCCGCAACGATCAGGGGACTCGACATCGAGGACAAGACTGTCTCGGTTCCGGCAGGTGAGGATCGTATGATCGGTACGTTCGAACCTGGCCTCTACAACCAGCCCGCGGGCGGCACAGACGCAGGCAACACGTACATCGAATACGACCAAGTGACGACCGTCACCGTTGCGGTCATCAAGCCGTAACGCGACGTAACGCTCGACAAGCAGTCCAAATAGGGTAGAGTCTCCACCGAACCGGTCTCCACGCACAGGTTCATACAGGGGTCGAAGGGGCCGTCAGAAATGGCGGTCCCTTCTTCTTGAGGATGAACTTGCGTAAGGTTACGGTAGGCTGCTATACTCTGCGGTATGGATACTTATCGAATCAACCACGACCGCATCGACGCCTTCGGAATCGAATACGACCCTGATGGTAACCCCAGTTATCCCATCGCAGCCGAGTACATCGACAACCTCAAGAAAGCCGGGATTTTGATCCGGGACAAACAGGTCGAGAAGGACCAGCAGAAACTCAACCGGATCCGGAACCTCACCATCGGGCGGTCCCGATGCTACGAACTCGACCGGCTGGCAATGGAGTTGGAAGTCGAAGCCGACCTCATTGTGGAGGAATACGACTTCATGAAGCACCCGCTCACCGGAAAGGATCACATCGAACCTGCCGGGGTTGATCGCGTCCTTGCCATTGAACGTTTCAACCAACTCAAAGCCGACGCCCTCTACCTCCGTCGCCTCGAATACGACCTGCTCAGTCTCAACAACGCCGTCAACGACCACACGAGCCGTGCAGGGAAATACGATCCTGATAATTGGCGAGGGGAGCGACCATGACACAATCCATAGTCACAATCAAACCAATGACTCCAAAAGACTTTGGTGGCTCATGCTCCGCTTGTCACGAAGATGCCAAGTGGAGCATGAAGGTTGGGACCACCCGTCACGTTTCACATGTGCGGTTCTGCGACGGATGTAAAGAAGTGCTGCGAACCGAGCTAGCGAAAGAATGGAAGCGATCATGAGGGTCGCGAAACCCATCACCGAATTCCGGATGGTGTGCGCCAACCACGGCACCACCGGCCACTCGTCCCACGCTTGGGGTCCGAAAAAGACCCGAGCCAAGGTCGAGGAATCCGTCGAAGTCGCGAACGATCATGCGGCCAAGGTGGGGTCTCCCTTCCGGCTGGGTGAAACGCCCTACCGGATCCAGACACGAACCGTTACCAAGTGGAAGGACGATGAATAATGGCAGGCAGGACGTTCACCATGAGCTACAAGGCTCAAAGGATCACGATCAGGGAAGGGCACGACGGGAGGCTCGAATTCAACTTCGGATCCCATGTCGCGACACCCGAAACCAAAACGTTCGAAGGTGCAACGAACGAAGCGCGAAAGTGGCTGCTGGAGAACGCTGGGAAGATGAGAGGGAACTATCAACGTGACGAAAGGAAATGACATGATCGACATTTGGTGGGTACCGATAATCGCGGCGTTCTTCGGTGGGGCGATACTCGGGGCGCTCGTCATGATGCTGGCCTGTCTCGCCGCACAAATCGACGACAAACAGGGGCAACGATGACACCGGCCACAGCGTTCTTCGCAGGAGCCTTCGTGGCCGGTGTCATCTGTTTCGTCATCATGGGGCGCATGGTCACCGTCTGGTACGACAAGAAGAAACAGGCAGACCTCTTCATCTTCAGGCTCAACGAACACATCAAACATCTTGAGCAACAGAAGTCACCGATCTACCAGATGGGTGTCGGTGTTGATCCTGTGGCACGGCGCAACCCGACAACAACCGACGATTCCTTCCCGTTCCTAGAGGCAGGGGAATGGGGCGACGGTGGCGGCATGATTCACCAAGTCGGTGAGCAGGACACATGGGATTCCGAGACAGGGGAATACAATGACAGTTGAACCACTATCCGAACGACTGCTGGATATGCACCACCGCCGAGTGGATCGTTGGTCGCACGCTGACCAAGACACAGTAGGGCAGGCTATCTGGGCGCTCAGGAGTTTGCAGGCCATCGCAGACGCATGGAAAGGTGGAGACAGCGTGCCACTTTCGTATCGTGCCGAGAAGCGATTTCTTCGCGACGAGTGGCCTGAGTTGGCTGTGGGTCGATGACTTGGGCGAGAGAAGATCAGACCATCAAGAAGCAGTACGTCGAGTGGGGTCATGCAGCGGTGGATGCTGCAGTAGGTGACACTTTGCGGGCCATCGCAGACGCAGTTGTTGGTTACGCATTCATTCAGGGCGGATTATCGGGAGCCATGTATCGGTGCGAGAAGGACGAAGCCGCCTTTGCTCTAGTGCCTGTGGCCTTGTTGGATGCCATCGCAGACGCATGGAACGAACTCAGCTACCCGAACAGGCACAACGTGCGCCAGATAGCGGGGAAGATGGTCATGCTCATTGAGGATGCTCTCACCGAGGAGAACGATGATGCAATGTGTGGCGCTTGGGGAGGGTGTGTACTTCCAAAGGGGCACAACATGGGACGGGTAGACGTTCCTGAGAATCACGAAGGAACCGACGATGACAATTGAACCAAGCTACCGAATCGATTGGGTTACATTTGAGGAACGATATCCACATGAGTTTAGCATAGCCGCCCAGAGTGACGTGATTCGTCCTGATAATCGTTTGCAAGCCATCGCAGATGCATGGAACGAGTACCTAGATTCAGAACCATTCACGGGCGAATCGCCGGTTGCATGGCAGAAGCTGTCTGCCCTGTTGGATGCTCTCACCGAGGAGGACAACGATGAGTGATCTGTACCAACTGGCAGAGAAATGCGCTTATCAGAACAGCAACCATGTGTTCAGCTACGGTGCCCACGCTTCCACAGTTGAGGAACCGTTCGAATGTCTCATCGAGGGATGCGGTGCCGTTCTGATGCCAGTGATCTCTGCCGGGGAAAAGAAATGTCCAGACGGGTGGAAACAGGAGTATGCGAACGAATTGCGGGAAGCGATATCCGGTGAGTAAATACCGCCCCTACATTCTGCTGCTGATCGTGCTCCTGGTGCTCACGTCGCGTTCTGTCTGGTCGTGGGGTGGGCAGACATGGATCCCGCACGAGGGGCTGCTGGTTTTGTTGCTGCTGGTTGTCGAATTCGTGCTCGGGTTCGCTACCGGTATTGCGTGGTCGAAGAAACATGGGTGAGTTGCTGGTCTTCCTACTCGGCGGGGTTGCGTTCTTCTTGTTCGCGCTGTTCTTTTTGAGCATGGTTTCCATCGTCAGGGAGATTCTGGAATGGTTGAAGAGAAGGTGGCTGTGACCCTACGAGTAGACAAACGCACCTCCCCTACCGTAGAGTAAGTGCCGCCACCGAAATCTAGGAGGATGAATGGCGACGAAGAAGAAGGTCGTGAATATGGAGACTGCTGATGAACCAGCTTTTAACGTGTTCACAAAGTCATATCGAATCAGGTACGTCGTTCATGCCGCACGCAAAGGCGACAAGCAAACGATCTGTGGACGGGCCATCGAGACACGATCCACCGAACCGTTTGACCACGACATCCCAGGATCATGCGAGAAGTGCATTCAGAAGATGACGATCGAGAGACGGATACATCCGGGATGGAAGGGCTGAAATGCAGTATGTCGCCATAGTTGAATCGGAACGGAATCGATCTTTCCACGGACCATTTACCACAGCCGAACTCGCCGTTAAGTGGGTGAATGTCTGCTATCCGAATGCCGTCAAAGCGATGGTTGAGAAGCTGGGTAAACCGACACCGGGATGGGACATCGTTCATCCCGACCAAACCACCCTCGACGACCAGATCAATTCCGTTCACGATCATGTCGGGTAGCCTTATCCCATGTCAGAAATCGATGATATGAGTGAAGCTGCCAAAGAACTCGACGAATCGTTAGCCGCGGAGCTTGAACCGATCGACGCCAACGACCTTGTCGTTGTTGAATCAGACAACGGCTATCAGCAGCCGTGGGATCGCCTGCCCGCCGAGACAGACTACGCGTGGAACCTGTTCGCCAATTACAGGGATGCAGGCCCGAAACGGTCACTTCGCAGGACAGCGAAATACGGTTTCGACATTGAACTGTCGAACGGTAAGGGACTGCAAATAACTGGATACTCTCAGTACCGCTCGGCAGTTACACGGTTCGCGGTAAAGCACCGATGGAATGAACGATGCTTTTCCTATGATGCAAATTCGGAACGCCTCTACCAACTGGCCCGTTCAGAAGCGATCCGCGAGATGGCTGTCCGGCATGAGAACCAGATAGAGAAAGCGATCAACGGCCTCATGGTTCCGATCGATGCTCTGACTATCGCGATGTCTGACAACGAAGAGTTCATAGCCGACCTGACGAACATGGATAAGAAGAAACTGATATCGTTGGCGAATCTGGCGGCAAGAACGATCCCTTCCCTGATGGCAGCGGAGCGGCTGTCGCGAGGTATGCCGACAGAAATCGTTACCGGCGTGGTAGAACATCAACATGTCGTGTCTGTAGAAAGGGACCAAATTGGGAACGTCCTCGAAGTCTTGGGACAAGCGGGTGTCCTCGATGTCGGAAACGCAAATAGCGGAACTGGCGACATCATTGATGCCGAAGTGGTCGAAGTACATTCCGTACCCGCCGAGGGTGACGACTGACGACACGATCCCTGGGATCTCCCCCAAACAGACCGCGTTCCTGCTACTCACCCAATCCGAAGCGATGTACGGCGGTGCTGCCGGTGGTGGCAAATCCGAAGCCCTACTCATCGGTGGATTGCAATACGTTGACGAGCATCCCACAGCTTCTCTGTTGCTGAGACGTACCTACCGTGACCTCGACAAGCCCCAAGGCTTGATGTTCCGTGCTCGGGAATGGCTGCGCGGTACGGACGCCCATTGGGACGGCATCAACTACCGGTGGATGTTCCCGAACGGTGCGACCCTCAACTTCGGCTACCTTGAACATGAAGGCGACGAACTGAAATACCAGTCGTCGGAATATCAGTACATCGGTTACGACGAACTGACGCATTTCCCTGAGCACCAATATCTGTACCTGTTTTCTCGTCTGCGTCGTCTCAAAGGAACGCCGGTGCCACTCAGAATGCGTTCCGGTACGAACCCTGGCGGACCAGGCCACGAATGGGTGCGGAAGCGTTGGAACTTACCGAACGGCCCGCTGCCGGGAAGCAACAACGTGTTCATTCCCGCCGACCTGTACGACAACCCGTTTCTGATCCACGAGGAATATGCGGAAGGTTTGGACCGTCTCGGTTCCGTCACAAAAGCGCAGCTTCTCGGTGGCGACTGGACAGCGACCTCGACCGGTGGCTACTTCCAAGCGGAACAGTTCAGGATCATCGGATGGGATGAGGTTCCCGACGCGAAAGAGTTCGTCGCCATCATTCGGTATTGGGACTTCGCTGCCACCGAACCGTCGGAACTCAACCCGGACCCCGACTACACGGTCGGCCTGAAACTCGGTTTGACCGCCACCGGATCCTCAGACCCGACCCTCCCTGACTGGTACATCCTCGACGTTGAACGGTTCCGTAGCAATCCCGGCACAGTCGAGAACCGTGTCAGAGCCACAGCATTAAGGGACGGTCCTCGTGTCGTTCAATGGCTGGAGCAGGAACGTGGCGCGGCAGGGAAACTCAATTTCAACAACTATGCCGTGAACGTTCTTTCGAACTCGACGGCACGCCCGCTGTATGCCGCAGGGAAAAAGGAAGAGAAAGCGAAGATCGCTGCGGCGAGAGTGAACGAAGGCCGAGTGTTCGTTGTCGATGGCGAATGGGTTGCCGACTTCATAGCTGAATGCGCCGTGTTCCCGCTCGGATCCCACGACGACCAAGTCGACGGCCTCTCCAATGGCATCATCGCGATCGATAGGGAACGGGCGTTTGTTTCCCAAGGGATCGTGCAACGTGTCGGTGAAAGGATGCAACCAGTGACGCGTGGCGGGAGACGACAACCAGCGAAGCATTTCGGGTACTGACATGATGATCCTGATAGTGTTCAGCCCAATGAAGAAGCTACGGGAGATACGGCACGACAGGTTGCTGAAAACAACTCCGCTGCTATCCGGGTTTGAACATGTCGGACTGGATTTCTACGAACTGAAACGCATCCACAGAAACCGCAGGATGTGTGCAATGCTCGGTCACTTGTGGGAAATCGAGGCTCTGATACCATCCTCAACAGACACACATCCCTACATTTATCATCTTTCATGCGCCGCTTGTTTTCCGCATATCCATTCACGACGGACACACCGGACCTACAATCTGTTCGCTATCTCTGAAAAGGAACGGGACTGATGTTGACAATGCCAGCCGACGACAACCAGTCCATTACGCGTGAAGCGGTGTTGAGGTCCGAACTCAAAGCCCTCACCGAAGAACAAGTCGCTATGGACAAGTACCGTTCGTACTTCGATGGCGAGCAGCCACTTGTCTACTCCACCGACCTTTTCCACGAAGTGTTCGGTGACGCTTTCGAAGGGTTCAAAGACAACTGGATGAAGGTCATAATCAACGCTTGTAATAGTCGCATCCGCCTGATGAACTTCCACTTCGAGAACGACGAGGGATCCGAACTGGCGAAGCAGATTTGGGATGTGCTGCGTCTCAACGAGATCGATGTCCAGCAGCGAGACCTCCACGAAGGAACAATGGTTGAAAGTCGAGGGTTCATAATCGTGTGGCCCGACCCTGACCTTGGGGCAATCGTCGACTGGCAACCTGGTCAACTCTGTCGAGTATTCTACGACCCGGACAGACGCACCCAGGCTCTGTGGGCTGTGAAACGTTGGCTCACCGATCACGGTGACATTTACGTCACGTTCTACACACCGGACTTCGTTTATAAGTTCCGTGACACTTCGGCAGGGAAGCAACGTAGCGACAAGAGCCATTCGTCTTCGTCCGCTTTGAAAGAGATCCCGGATGTTGGATGGTTCGGCAATCTGGAGGAGCGTGAGATCTCTGGGGAGGAATGGCCGCTACCCAACCCGTTCGGTCGTGTACCCCTCGTCGAGTTCAACAACACCTCATACAAGTCGGATCTTGAAGACGCCATCCCGCAGCAGGACGCGCTCAACAAAACCCTGCTCGACATGATGGTCACCGGCGAGTTCCAAGCATTCAAGCAACGTCTGATCGAAACAATGTCGGCTGAACCTGAAGGTGGCTGGCGGGCCGGTGCCGGTGAAGTTTGGGCGATGAGACCGTCGTTCGACGCCGACGGGAAACACATTCCTACACAAATCCACACGTTTGAGACTTCCGACCCATCAACATATATGAGACCGATCGAGATGTGGCTACAACACATGGCGTTGACATCATCGACACCGGTTCGGTACTTCATGCAGTCAGACCGGGGAGGTCGGGGTGACAGTCCTTCCGGTGACTCCCTACTCGTTGACGACAAGCCACTCAACGACAAGGTTGAGGAAAAACAGTTGCGTTGGGGCAACCGGTGGATGGAAGTCGCGAGACTCATCGCAGCCGCCTTGGAAGAGGAAGATCCGTACACCCTTGTCGGTGACGCTGTGTGGCAGGATCCCCGTCACGACTTCATTCTGTCCAAACTCAAAGAAGGTCAGGCAATGATCGAGATCGGTATCCCAATCGAATTCGTTGTCACAAAGATCGGTCTTACACCAGACGAAGAAATCGAAGTTTTGAGACTGGTTGAGGAAGCGAAAAAGGAACAGGAAGCAAAAGAGCAAGCTGAACTTGCTGCCGCTGCCGCTGCCGTTACCGCGGAACCTTCTTCCGATTCCTAACGCAATTCACCACAATCCTCCCGTCGTCGTAGTATCTTCGGAATAGACGCACGACAACCCAGGAGGCTCAGGTGCGAAATTTGCAACATCGTTGGATGGAACTCAAACCGTGTTTTCTCTTCGGAGCAGACGGTGAAGAGGAAGATCCTGACGACCCCCAGGAGGGTGCAGACGACGATACGGATGATGACGACGATACGTCGACAGAGGACAAATACTCTCAGGCATACGTCGAGAAACTTCGAGCGGAAGCTGCGAAGAACCGTGTCGCAAATAAAGAGACCGGTGAAAAGCTCAAGGCTGCTGAAGCCAAGCTGTCCGATCTCGAAAAGGCAGAGATGTCCGATCTGGAAGCAGTAAAGACGGATCTCGAAACAGCAACAACCGCTCTTGAGGAAGCTGAGAAGTCTGCGTTGCAGGCCAATTCGTTACTCAAGACGGAACGTATTCATAACGCAGTCACGATGGCCGCGCTTGAAGCTGGTTTCGAAGACCCGACCGATGCTCTTTCCATGATCTCGCAGGACGACCTCACAGATGATGAGGGGGCAATTGCGGCAAAGACAGTGAAGGCAAGACTGAAGGCGTTGGCCGACAAGAAGCCGTACCTGTTGAAAGCGCACAGGCCAGGTTCGGGTGATGGTGGCCCCAGGACGAAAACTGGTGGCCCTCAAACACACGAAGAAAAGCAAGCTGCCTACCTGAAAGAAATGACCGCAACGGGGGGTCGAGTAATCGTTGGTGGATAGCCAACCGGTCGGCCTTCTGGGAAAGAGATCTAATAACACATGAGAATTGATAAAGCACCAGAGGGCGGTAAGTTCCGCGCTGTGGCTGCTTCTGCGCTTGACGGACAGGCGGGAACCTGGGGAGATCTTGACATGCTTTGTGTCAATTTCAACTCCGCGGGTGAACTCATCGCGTCCGAAGTAAGCACGGGTATCGGCGTGATCTGGACTAAAGAGGGGCGTAGACCTCTCGATGACGGTTCAGAGAACGAGGTAATCGGTGGACGCAAGTACACCGTATTCACCTTTGCCGAACTCGTCGAAGCAGAAGTCGGAACCACACCGGCGCTCTCTGCGGGCGACCACCTGTACGCTTCGGCTACAGGCATTGTCGACATCACACCCGCAGTTGGTGACATCTACATCGGTACGGTCCTAGATAACGGATCCCAGATCCTTATCAATGTCCACGGCATGAAGGTCGTAACCGTTGCAGGAGTCGCCGCACAAGGAACCCTGACGATTGCTGAACCGCTCATAACAACTGACCAGTTCACAGTCGGTCTCATCGAGTACACGATGATTACAACCCCGATAGCCGCTTACGATATTGCGATCGGCGCAGGCGAAGCAGCATCGAAGGTCAACATCGTGGCCGCAATCAACGCATCCGGCACCGAAGGTGTCGAATACTTCGCAGGGACACTTGTGAACGCATTGGTTGTAGCTACGACGTTTGATGGTGACGACTGTGTACTGACAGCCAGAGCAAACGGCACCGCTGGTAACAGCATCGTGTCGGACGAAACAGGCAACAACCTAGACCACGTTGACAACGTGTTCGACGCCACCACGCTTGGAACCACCACCGCTGGTGTCGACCAAGTGCCAGCCGTATAGGAAGGAGCAACAATGACTAGTAGAAAACTCATTCACGCTGCTTCCCTTGAGGCGGCAGTAAACGATCCTCTCGCACACCTCGTCAGCCTTTTCGGTGACGAA